GGAAGTTTTTCCAATACCAACATTAAAATCTTCATCTACAATGAATCCTGTAGTTCCGCCTTTAGCTATATCTATAAAACTACTGTTTCCTGAAGACGCTGTATCTGTTACGTCTATGTCTATAGTTGCGAAATCTCTTGTAACATCGTCCCAAGTATGGTCTATGTTTATAGCTCTTGAAGCATATCCTAGTGTCGGGGCAACAGTTAATCCAGCTCTTTCAACTCTAAAATCTTGTTTCCAATAAGTCACGTTACCGTGCTGCTGCATTATATCCCCAACGCCGCTAGTATTCCATCTCCATGAATTGTTAGACAGCCTGTAGATTTCCATGTAGTTACCCCCCGACCCATCTCCAGCAAATCTCATTTTACCGTCTACATGAAGCAAAGCGGAAGGTGCAGTTGTGCCTATGCCTACGTTGCCAGTATTGTAGTAGATGTCATTCCCAGTCTGAGTCCAAAGGCTAAGCGGGATATCAGTTGTTAGAGCTACTGTACCTGAAGCATCAGGGAGCGTGATCGTATTGTCTTGCGTGGGATCCACAAGAGTAAGAGTCGTCTCAAAATTATCTTCTGTTGAGCCTTCAAGTATTAGGTAATCAGCTCTAACAAATGAGTTTGTTGTTACAGCACCTGTAGAAGATATAGTTCCAGTATTCGTTATACCAGCTGTATTTATTGCAGTGTTTGGCTGCAAAAAAGAACTCAACGTGGCGGTCGAAGCTTCTATTGCCCCGTCAGAACTACCCACAAGCAATATAGAGCCCTGCTTTGCAGCGCCTATAGTTTGATCTATGTTGGACAGCTTAAGAAGATTGTCTCTTTCTGTGACAATACCGTCTGGATCGTCAGCCGTGAAGTATGCATTCAATGCAGTGACAACAGCGCTTTGTGACGCTCCAAAAGCAGTACCGTCCTCTGCAACAAGTTTATCATACGGAGCGTTGCTCACAAGTACAGTTCCAGATGCTGTATCAGTGATTGTTACTGTTGTTCCGCTACCATTGCTTGCTACTAACCTGTCCGCTCCCGTTTGGTAAAAGTGTCCAGCAATATTTACACTGTTTAGCTTCTCTGCTATATAAATTTCTCCTGCCATTATGAAATAAATTGTAAGGACAGCCCTGTGATTTCTACAGAAACCTCCCCCTGAGATGCATCCTGCCTAAAGGCATAAAACTTTATTCTAATTTCTTTCGGTAGCCCGTAAGTTACATTCTCATAATTCGAGAGTTGCAACATAGGTTCTGATATTTCAGACATTACATGAGAGGTGACCCCAGCAGATGACTCAATTATACCGCCAATGTGATGCATGTTATTGTCAAAACTTGACCATGTAGCTGTGGTGTTTAGATTGCTAAGGTCTGCCACTACATCCGATCCGTTGTCATCGTAAACAGCTTGAAGCTTAAAGCCTAGATATACAACATCTTGGGTTGCTGCTGTTTTTGTAACATCAACATTTAAGCTGTTTATAACAATTCTATATGGGTTAAATGCTGGGCCATAAGCATTCCCATTCTCCTCCCTAAACCCTATAAAATCAGCAGTCTCGTTTATGACGATTTGGTGAGGTGTGTAATTAACCGCTGTACCAAGCTCATCAATATTTAAGGTCTGATCGTTTAGTGTGCTTGTTGAATAGTTTATGGGAGTTGTTACATCAGTCTCCCCAACATCGAACCCAGAATAACTGTACGTTGGAGGAGTGTTAGAGACAGTAGAGCCAAACGATCCAAGAAAAGTAAGCAGGTCAGAGCTATTGACTATTCCATCGCCGTTAAAATCTCCATTTAACGTTCCAGCTCCGTATATAGTACTTCCCCCAGAGTTTTCATTCACCCATTGCATAAGCTCTGGCAGAAACACCTCTAAAGGATTGCTCCACTTTGCAGCAGAAACGCCGTCAGTGCTCATTATATAACCCTCAGTACCTCTGTCAGTAGGGAGGTAGTAAGAGTCTTCGTCGGTATCCGCGTCGTTTATTCTTACACCTACATTATCAACTCTGAGTTGAGTATTGGACTGATAGTAAGGGGAAGCCTGTATAGGCTTTAACACATCAAAGTTTATATACCCTCCAAAGTTTTGTTGAGCATGTGCAGCTGACGTTGTTACCTCATCCCAATTTAAGGCTGGAGTTACAAGGCCAGTTGAACCAAGTTCTATATTGACATACTTAACTTTATCAGCACCCCAAGTATATGTCTCTGAACCCTCTGTGTCGTCATTTAAGGCAGCTATGTTTGAATAAGCGTCCAGCTTAACTATACCACCAGCTGAAGACGTAGAGTAAGTAGCGTTTGAAGTATCTATACCCCAAGATCCCGAAAAAGACGAATCGTTAAATGCACTTTCAGAAGCCTCGTCTACAGAGATTAAAAAAGCTCTTGTCTGTCTTAAGTTCGTAGGGGTGTTTAGTTCGATGACAGCCCTAGGTAAGGCAGTAGTGGACGATGGTATCGAGCTAGTATCATAAGACAGCTTCAGTCTAGTTGCTTCGTTACCAGTAGCACCCCCACCATTCAAATGAAACTCAAGAACTCCATTGTTAGCAACATCAAACGTTCTAGTCGCATCTGTCTGTACTAGGTTGGAGTTTCCTAGGTTAGTATCTGGGAAATTATCTGCTGATATCCACTTCCACTCAGCTCCAGACTCATCCCAGATAAGAAACTTGTCTTCTTGGCCGTCTGTTACTACAGGATTAGAGAGCTGCGGTAGGACATCAGGATCCCCAAGACTTACAGTATGAAGCGCAGACGGGCTGCTGGTGACAGTAATAATACCATCACCAGCAACGTCGTCTTCTAATAATATGCGCTTCCAATTGGCCATTTATTGGGCTTTATGCCTCAACTACAGGCTCCTCTTTTGGCTGCAATGCTTCTAGGCGCTTGAACTCTTTCTCTAGCTTCTCCGCTGTGTGTGCAACAACCAATGCATCGCTAGCTTTGATAGTAGCTGCGTTGAGCGCCTGCTGAAGCAGGTAAACTTCTTGAATGTCAAGTTTCATCTTGAAATAAATTAAGGGTTAAAAATCTACACAAATATACAAACTTTCTCAAGCCTCCTCAAAGGAAGAGGAAAGTTTTTCGACTACAGAGCTCAACAAAATAACATCCTTACCTTCAAACTTGCATTCAGAAAGGGTCTTCAAAAGAAAACCTAGTTCCTGTTGAGTCAAAGGTTCGTCTGTATTTCTCTTCTGAGGGCTCTTACCTCTATTGAGCAATCCCATTATTGTACGTCTACGTAGAGAATATTAGCGTCGGTATCAAAGTAGAAAGACCCAGCTCCTGCTGCTTCATCTGACGCTGACGGTGCAGCAGCAGCAAATTCCATTACAGCGACAGGTAGGTCTTTGTTTGACGTTGCGGTATAATCAGAAAGTGTCCACCCAGTAAGCACCCCATCCTTATCCCAGATGAGTTCAGGCCATTCAGCCTCAGTAGTAGAAACCTCAACCTGAATACCAGATAAGTTACCAGTAGTTACGGACGGTGTCGTAACATCAGCAAGCTTGATAATCTTATCCTCAACGTTCAGGTTAGTAACATTCAACTGAGTAGTATCTCCGTTAACCGTAAGGTCACCGCTAACTACCAAATTAGCAAATGTTACGTCGGAGGATGTGCTGAGGTTTGGAGCGGTAGCAGTCAGCTGTCCACCAGAAACCGAAAGGTTTATACCTGTCTGACCAGCGGTGTTATTTACTGAACTAATAAAAGCTGCATCAGGCGTAGGAAGAGTATAAGTAGTTGTCTCTATTCCTGTTACGTGACCAGCTCCGTTAACACTAACTCCGCTAACCGCAGCGAAAGATTCTCCAAAAGCAGGGACAGCGTTGTCCGATGTAGGNNCTTGGNNTATAGNGGCGTGTGCAAATGAGATTGCTTGAGNGCCTTCCTGATTTAACGTGAAGTCTCCAGCAGGAGTGATATAAGCGTCACCAGTAAAGGTTATAGCTCCGTCACCTATAGTAGGTGCGTTTGTCAGGTCGGTATAATCACCACTAGTAGCTACAGCAGCCAATCCAGTTACGTCCAGCGTAAAACCACCGTCCGTGATAGCACTTGCTGTTAAGTTATCGCCTATACCAATGGTAATCACATCAGTGTTTGGCGTGTCTGCGCTATCAGACAGGGTTAACGTTACTGAGTTTGCGCTACCAGCAGCCGTCTGCGTGATAAGTCCAGCACCTACGGCTAAGTCTTCCCGTAGTATCTTTTTCCAATTTGCCATTTTTCTTTTTTAGATAGTTGTTGCTTTGCAAATATATAAATAGTTACTCTATACCAAAATAGAGGTTGTTTACGTTGTCGGCGTATACACCACCCGCAACTGCCGATGGTTCAGACGTTTGTCTGGATATAGAAACGACCCTCTCCTCGTTAACAGTCATAGCTAAACTGTTACCATTTTCTGTCCCAACAAACAATTCAAACTTACTAGCTATAGCTCCGTCGTGGTTGCTTCCGACCTGAGTAAAAAGCATCTTACCAGCAGCAACCTTGTTGTCGTTTACATCAACACCAAAAAACTTGATATTACCAAGAATGTCCCTGTCTTGAGTAGGCTCGTTGTTGTGATCAGTACCTCTGCTCCTAAAAAACTCTATGTCGTTTGAGGAGGAGTTATTCCACCTACCAATAGTCAGCCCTTCGAACTGAGGAGTCTCCGTCCAGTCGAAATCATAATCCTCGTCGGAAAGCTTGTGAAGGACAGAGTATTTAGTACCACCTCTACCTATAGGAAACTCAACCCAATCATCCTCACTTGTCCACGTACCCCCTTTAAAGTAATAACCTGCACCATCAACCATGGCTATATAACCAATGGTTCTTAAGTTCTCAGGCAAAGCGTCCCGCTCAGCTATCGTATCGAATATACCAAGACCTCTGATCTGCTTATCATTGGCCTCGATTATCGGAAAGCTGTTACTGTTGTTTTTTAGTTTGTCTGGAAAAAATACAGCCATTACGAGAACTTGATTGTGATGTTAGCAGAGGGGGCAAAAGCTTGCTGCTGATTGCTCCTGTAAAAATAATACGGTACGCTAACGCCAAAATCGTTCGTAATGCTGAATTCTGCTGGGTCTTGGAACGCGGTCTGAACCTCAACAGCACCCTGAAGTATCTGTTGTATCGCTCCGAAGGATGAAGGGTAAATTAAATAGGTGTAATTGGCTAAGTCATTGGTAGCGTCAGTACCAGTTGTTGTCAGTGTGGCTTCTGGAGTGAGTACATCCAAGCCACCAGTAGTTATAATGTTGTCATACAGTATCTGTGCCTCTGCCTCGCTTGTAGGTACATCATTAGGGTGAGCACCCCACTTTACTTTGTAGTACCACAAAATGGTCTTGCTATTGCTCTGTATGGTCACGTTACTCTCACCTCCGTCGTCTATAGCGGATACCTTGTATGATCGAGAAGACTGAGAAGTCAGATCCCTTTCTATGTAAGAAGATAACTGAGCAGGAGACAGATTATCAGCAAATCCATCTTCTATCACCGTAGAACCACCCTCTATAAAAGAAACGCTTGAGTCTTGCGTTTGAGAAACATCAGCAATAGAAAAGGCAAACCCGTTTATACGAACACCTTGACCTACCTCCACAATCTTTGTAGAAGAGACATTAGAGTAAGATCCGTATGTTCCAGAGGTAGACTCCTCTGCTACCTTTATACTCGAAAGCGAGATTGTAGTTACCTGATATTTCTCCAGTATATCCCTCAAGATGTCTTCTAGTTCTGTACCTACAGCGTAGTTGGTTCCTATTATATGATCAAAGGCAGCGTCTTGATTTGTCACATCAATATCCTCTACAAGAACGTGATCACTTATAACCTCCTCTGCGCTTATGTTTATTAAGTTCCCTCCAGAAAAAGTGATTAAGTCACCATCCTGAGCATCATTAACAAACACATTGATGAGCTGCTCAAAAGACAATGAGGGTATGGGGGAGATCTTTATTACGTTGACCTCCTCTTTTATCGTCTTTATCGTTTGGTTCTCTGGAAGAACAAAAGAGACGTTATTCTGAGCACTTATAGAGAGCTTTATGTCCATTATACCGATACGTCCTCATTGATTCTGAATGTTCCGAAAATCCAAGTTTGAACTGTACCGTCGGCTTTTATTGATTCGATGTCATATACATACATCCCAGCCGTTCTTGTTTCCATAATGCCTGAAGAGACAGTAAATGCCAGATTCCCCTGAGCGTCAGAAGAATAGTTTATTCTTTTCGTAGCGTCCAATGCCGCATCCTCCGTTGAGAGAATGATGTTGTCATTTTCGTCCCCAACAGGATCTCCAGAGTAACCTACGTTTTTATAGTCAGCTTTCCTTACCTCCATTTTAAACGCAGTGTATGGATCTGGAATGCTAAGGTCTTGGACGTTGCCCTCAGAGTCTGTTATGTTTATCGCCAAAGAAAAGGTGTCTCCCCTTCGGCAAACAACATCTACTCTCTTTGCTATATCTAAGTTTACTACGTTACTCATTGCTGATTAGATATTATATTCTTTACAAGCTGAGCAGAGTCAATAACTTCTCCTGACTCCTCTTCTTTCAGCTCACCTCTTCTTCCTTCTTTCTGAGAGATAAGCTTGCTCTGCTCCACAGCTTGTTTCTTAACCCTATCGTCTTTTCTGTCCTCTTTAAGAACCTCAAGCTTCTCCCTGAACTCCTTGTCCTCAGTCTTAAACCCAAGAGTAGCCTGAGCCTTGATGATCTCAAGTTCTTTTCTGAACTCATGAAGGGTTGTCTCAACTTGTATCTCCGCTTGCGCCTTGAGCTGTATCTTCTGAGCTTCAAGCTGGCTCTGTAACTGCATCTCCTGCATCCTGCCTTGAGAAGCTGCCTGCTGAGCTTGAGCGTTGGCTTGAGCCTGAGCCTGCATATTTTCCTGAGCCATCTTCTGATTCATAGCCATACGCTTCTTTCTTCTGACGATCAAAAGGCGTTCAGCCTGATTGACATCTTTCATGTTGCGTATAGCTATAGCATCTTCAAGATCTATCTCTTTGGTTGCCAAGGCATTCTGTATGTTAGCCTCAAGATACTCCTTTTCAATCTCCTCCATCTCTTTAACGACGGTAACGCCGAAATTGTACATGGATAGATTTCTGAAGGATGACAGGACCTCCATGTTTTCCTTTCCGATGGCGTTTTCATAGATGCGATACAGTATAGAGCTTGGATGTATGATCTGAACACACTTGACAATATCTGAACAAACCTTCTTGTAAAGCATCATAGAAGAGTTTGTGATGTCGTATATCGCATTATTACCAGCTGATATAGCTTGTTGCCTAACACCAACCAACTGCTCGCCTTTCGGTGATGTACCATCCATAGCCTCGTTGATACCAGTAGTATCCCTGATCAATCTGAGGTAGTGATTGTACAAGGCAATCATCTCGTTTATGTTTCGGATGGAGTTGCCTATCTCTCTTATCGGTGGGTTTTGGAAACCTCCNTCTGGGTTNTTNCTTCTGTAGTAGAAGACACCCGTCTGCTCGTATATATCATGAAGATCAAGAGGNTGAAGTTCACCAGCCTTACCAAGCTGAACGTTCTCCAATCCCTCAACGTCTATGATGATACCNTCAGGNTTAGCCTTGGCTACCGCCTGCTGTATCTTAAGGTGAGTAAGCTGAAGCTGGTCTGCAAAACCTATACAGCTGTCAACCATAGACTTAGGTATCATATTGCTAAGATTGGTAGACGTAACAGAATACGACATCTTAGCTTTTGTGAGCTCGTGTGCGTTCTTCGGTATGTTCGTCTTCAATCCATAGTTGAAGATAAAGTCAGTGCCTATGATATGTATACCGCCGTATATAGTAGTGTTGTCAAGCTTTACAGCCTTGCGCTCAAACACAGAGTTTTCTGGGGCTGAGTAGTCATCACCCTTGTAGTAGAAACCTCTATTTCCGTGCCTGCTTTCCTTGTCCTCGAAGAACATACAGTCGATAGAAGTAAACTCAAAGTCTACTACATCAATCATATACTCGTCATACCCGTACTTCTTCTTGTCTTTGTACTTGTCAAAGGTTACTTCGTTTAGCTTGGAAGAGTCGTAACCAAACTTCTTCTGAGCCTTTTCAGCAATCTTTCTATAATCCTCCTCATCAAACTGATCACCAGCAAGCCTCTTCAAGTCCTGAATAGACATACTGCGCATCTCACCAGCATACGTTATGTCACCAAAGTTTGGATCCTCCGTATAACTGTGAACAAAGTTTACTGGNTCTACGTATCTAGTGATAATACCTTGAGAAGGGTCGTTCTCTCTTTTGACAGCAGAAATACCCAAAGAGACAAGATCTCCAACGCACCTCCTGAAGGTTGTGTCGTTAAACTCATTCCATTCAAGAGTGAGACGAGTAGCTATCTGAGCAGCTATCTCAGAAGAAGACTTGATGTTATTATCTAAGAATATCTCCGCTTCTTCAAGCGTCTCTGGTATATCATCTACTTTACCTCCTATCTCTACACCAGTCTTCTCTGCTATCTGAGCCAACTGCTGCTTCATCTTCACCCTCATCTCAAGCTTTCTCCTTTGCCTGTCCTTCTCAGAAGAGGACAAAGGATCTACCGCTTCAAGGTTTGGCTGAGGTGATTGAGACAGTATCTTGTTGACGACAATACGAACAAATTTAGGGAGTATAGGTACGGGCGTAAAGTCAAGATTGAGCATTGATCCATCACCGTTATTTGGATCAAGACTGTTAAGTAGTTGCTTATATATGTCAGTATCCTGCGTCCCGTTTGCATACTTCCTATTCTTCTCGAATACATCGTATCTCTTTCTAAACAAAGAACTTGACTGCTCTATATTCCCCCACTGCTTTACTATCGCCTTGGCATACTCCAAACCGTATTCCTTACCCTCCTTGACTTCTCTCTTCGCAAGGGGGTCTGGAAAGTTTGTAGATTTTTTCTTAACCAAGGAGTTGTTAGACATGTGTATTTACACTTGCAGTTATTTCGCAAATATAGCAAAACTACCTATGCCACTCCCTTGGCTTGTATGTCCTGAAGAACTCACCCTTTATGGGTGTGTTTCTTTTTTGTTTTGGTTTTTCTTTTTGAGCTGCTAATAGAGCAAGACCAGAACTAATTGTCAAGTCAAACTTTGTTCTGTTGTCTATCTTATAGGAGATCCAATCCTCAAGAGTTTTATTGAAGTACATATTACCCATCTCCTCACTGTTTGGGTTGATACCAACATACTCGTGTATATACGCCTCTATAGCTTGAGCGTGAGCCTGTATAACATCTTGAGAGTTAGATGGTATACCCTTCGTTCTTACATTTTTGGTAGAACTGGCACCCATAAGGTGCTTCGGGCGATTCATTAAGTAACCGTCGTAACCTCTTGACTCAAAGTATCTTGCTATACCGTACTTGTTGTTCTCTATAAGTATAGGGTAACCGTAGAAGAAAGCACACATCAGTACATCTTCGTAGAAGATTCTAGCTAGATCAGGACGTGAAGCATACTCTACCACAAACATATTTGATGGGGCCTCCCCCATAGAGAACTTATTGTACAGGTGCATAGCGCCTTTTGACCCCCTGCCATCTAGTGTAGCGTCAAGATCGTAAGAGTCAACACCACCAACACCTATATGTCCGTTAGGCGGAACCCTCTTGTTCTTTTCCTCTTTGACTATGTTCCTGTTATCTTCGCTAGGAAACCAAGAAACCCTGAATCTTCCATTTGGGTTTGGAGAGAACACCACCTCCTTGTCCTTTTCTAACCAAGTAAAGTTGCCCACAACGACAGGATTGGGGTATAGGTCGTTATTAAAGTCTATCTGCTGATAGATCTTACCTATGTTGAAAACGCTGCCCTCTATGCTATCTCTAAACGCTTCGTCCTCTGTGAACGGAAACTGTCTTATTACCTCGTTTAGCTCGGACGGATTGTCCTTCATGGACTTCCTTTCATTCTTGAGATAGTCCTTAGCTCCTATAGGTGTCATATCCCCATCGGAAGTCTCTATTGGTTCTTCTGGAGATTCTACGATAGGCATACCGTACTTATCAAAGAACCCCTCTAGCGCCTCGTATGCTGGGATGAAGATCCTATATAAGCCTGATCTTGTTCTTCCGTTTTCATTTCTTTCAAACGGGTTGCTGTCGTCCCAAAGCTTTTTGTATTCAGCACCACCCTTGTCCATAGGGTTTACAGTACTACCTACAAGGGCTTTACCAACTACCATCCTACCTACGATCAAACAAGTCCTTTCTATCCTCCAAGCCTCTGTGATATCGTTTGGCTTCTCCCACTTGCCAGCCTCATCAAGGTATAGCATATGAAGCTTCTCACCGTCGTATGCGTTGGTGGTGGTGTTCTTCCAGTTTACAACTGTATTGAGAGCCTCCCCTACGTTAGATGTCTTATTCTTCTTTGTGATCCTCTTAGAAGGCTCCCTAAAGGCAAGCTCCATACGAGGGTTTGTTGTACCATCCTGAATAGGCTTGAAGAAGAATGGGTAGTTCCTGAATATAGGGACCACCTTTTTCATGAAGATGTTTTCTTGAGCGTCCTTACCAGTCTTTGACTGTATGCCTAGGAGCTTTTCCTTAACCTGCGTAGACTCGTCGTTAAGTACAGAAGCGCATATATTGGTGTAACCAGAACGGCGGCACTTAGTATATAGCTGACCAATACAACGTGGGTCAAGCTCGCACGCAGCCATGTGAAGAAAGAGGTCTCTTTGAAAATTAAGGAACGAGGGGTAACCGATATCAATCTTACTCCATTGTAAGAACATGTAGTGTCGGCCAGTAATATATGTAGGTTCGCCGCAATTGTAAAACCAAACACCGTTGCGCCTACGATCAAATTCCTTTTTGATATAGTTGCTGTACTTGTCGCGGAACTCTCTGGGTCTCTCCAGCCAGTCATCCATACCTGTAATCTTTTGCAGCTCCTCTGGCACAGGAAGTCTTCCCCACATTTGCAGCTCCTCTGGTTTTTCATGGAAGAGAATCTCCTGTCTTTCTGGGACTTTCGGAAGAGCAATGAGAACCCCATAATGCTCGATGATTTCTCCGACTGATCCGTTTGGGTCAATAACGACAGCTTTATCATTGTATCCTTTTACTTCGATTAAATTCTGATTCATTGATACAAAGATAGCTAGAAGTCAAACCTCAGCTTCCACATCAGAAAGTAACAGGACAAGTGCCACTGTCCATCATAACCAAAACCTCTTGGCTCTCTAGCCAAACAAATAGATGGGATCAAGTACCATCTGTGTGTGCGTGCTTCAATATAGAATGACATATCGTTCATTATGTACCCAAAAGGGGGTTAATGAATCATTATTCATTCATTTATACCCTCTAAGGTGTTTTTATTAATACGTTAGTACTCGAAGCGGGACTTGAACCCGCACGGCCCATTCGGGCCAACAGATTTTAAGTCTGTCGTGTCTACCAATTCCACCATTCGAGCATTGTACTCCCGACAGGGTTCGAACCTGTGACCGTCTGCTTAGAAGGCAGATGCTCTATCCAACTGAGCTACGAGAGCATTGTGCGCCTGCTAGGACTTGAACCTAGGACCTGTCGATTATGAGTCGAATGCTCTAACCAGCTGAGCTACAGGCGCATATAGGTTAGTCTTCGTATTCGTCGTTCCACATAGCTATTACTTTTTACTGAATTGTTCTGCAAAACCACTAGAATAGTCTTTCTCCCCCTCTATAGACCCTGTATCCTTAAGCTCTTTTATCATCTGCTCTAGTCTCTGCCTCTCTACGATAAGCTCTTTGCAGTCCACTGCTGTTTGCTTAACGGCTTGTAGCTCTGCTTTTCTAGCTGACCCGCCAGCTTCTGGATCTACAGGCTTCTTTACCTCTTCGATCATATTGTCTATAGCAATCTCCATGCTGCTCATCAGTCTTTCTGAGGCAGAGATCGTAGTAAACTTAGGCTTGCGCATACAGGAAGTCTTCTGGTCTCATACGAAGATACTCAACACCGTCGATATTCATGGTATATCCGATCTTATGATTGAAAAAAACTTTGTCTCCTATGCTCACCCCGATGCTTTCTATATCATCTGGAGCGTACATAAGTACACCGTGATCGACAGGCTTCTTCTCAAAGGAGACTTTTATCACTCCTGAGTCTGTTGTTTCTTCCTCTGGGGATTTCTCTTCTTTTTTCAGCAGCAAAGCCCATCCAGAAAGTACATTCAGCTCGTTTGTTTCTTTGCTCTTGTAAGCTACTGACTCGCTCATGAGTGGTGTGTCCTTGTCGTAGGAGACCATGTAGTAGTTCTCAAGCGAAGAGATAGGCTTCTTGTCCATGATCACCCTATGGTGGAAATACAACGTATCTCCTACAGCGGCTCCCGTGTCGTGTTTCTCTGGCACTGACACTATCTCTGCGGAACATACTCTGTGCTCAAACTCGTTGAACTTAGGATCTAAGTATATCTTCTGCCCTCCTACCTCTATCTCGTCTTTGAATTTGTTGTCGATCCTGACAATGAATTGATTTATAGATCTCATATTAAAATTTTAGGTCAAACTCAAGCATACATGGCATGTCGTCTACAGCTTTCCACAGAACTGTACCGTCTTCATCTTCTATATACACTAAGTATCGTTTCTTACCGTAGTCGTGGAGGTGCTTCATATCTTCTATGATTGCTGAAACCTTTCCCTTCCCTGCTGGCATACCTACGTAGTAAGCCATACCGTTCTTAGGGTCTTTCCCTATAACGATCTTTCTTATCAACCCGTCCATCAGTTCAAGCTTATACCAGTTCCGTTAAGAAGATCATCCAACCCATCTTCGCTTTTGTATACCTCATCCATCATCTCTGCTACTTGCTTTAGCTCCTCTTTGTCTCTAAGGTTAAAGCTGTAGAGCGATCTTACGTTGAAGAACTCTTCACCGCTATCTCCATCCTCTTCTGTATCTTCTATCACACCTACCATTATAGCAGACATTATGACGGGTCTCATCTCAAACTTGTCTATAAGATTCTCTATCTGTATGACACGATCTTGGACTTCCATCAAAAACTCAAATACTTTATCGTCCATATTCTTAAATTTGTAAACAAAGATACAGAATTAAAAAGATGCCTAGATCCATTATAAAGAAGATAAAGAAGTTTAGGGAGTTCTCTAGGCTAGACAAGCGATACGTAAAAAGGAACTACCTGAAGCACTTGAGAAAAGCTAGATCTATTATGGTGGATAGTGGTATCCCCAACAGGTATCTGGACTTTATGCTGTGGTGTTACGATCTAGAGTTCTTCACTATAGACTTCGCTGCTGAAACCTTTGAATACAGGAAGAGTAAGTTAGCTGACAGGGTTATATACCCTATGGTCAACGAGGGTTTGCTATACAAGCACTTTGACAAGCTCACCCCAAGCGGTAGTGAATCCGACTATCTCTTTAGAGACGAGACGAAGTTCAACTATCGCGTGAGGTATGCTTTAACTCAAAAAGGCAGGTTACACGTCCAGAGGTTCTACAGGTTATGCGAAGGGCTTATAGAAAGTTAAGTTCCTTTCCTTGACAGCCTTCAGCACTTCCATCCTGTTCTCAGAATCCTTTTTATAAGAGACGTGAACCCATGCAGGATTGTTGTCATCACCAAACTCCCATATGAGCTGATCAAACTCCAGATTGTCTTTGATATAGTCAAAAATTTGTCTATTGCTGACTTTACCATAGATATCAGCGTCGATATCGAGCGCTTGACCAGTAATATGTTGCGAGCGTCTTGAACCGCCAATCGCATCGTTGAGTTCGTCTGATCTATATCCAGAGGATATTCCGATCGGTACACGAAAGAAGTCTCGTAAGGGCTGAAATACATATCTAGCTATACTCTGCAAGTTATCAATTACCTCGATAGAAGGTTCATTATCTATCCCCTTTCTTATCGCTGTTACTGACTTTGTAGCCTCCCTTAAACTGAGATTTTTGCTTAGAAGCATCTATTCTGTTCTTCTTCTGTGTTTCCGCTATCCACTGAGGAGATATCCTCTTTACTCTTGGGTTGTGGTATTTCTTGTTCAAGAAAAAACCTTATCGGTTTCTCATCTTGCCTAAGAGCATCTGAAGACGACGGCTAGAGTCCATATTACCACCAGCACCGTATCTCTTTACATTACCACCACCATAGTACTTCTGTGGGTCACCGCTCATGTCTGGACGCTTATACTGATCCATACCCTCACCGAGCTCAAAAGCTCTCTCGTCAAGAACGTAATCACCCTCTTCGTTCATGTAGATAGGGTAGTCATCATCAGCAATCATGTCACGACCTTGCTCATCACGAGAAGCAGAATACTCATTCCAGTTGCCGTATACCTTGATCGTGTCTTGACCGTTAGGGTGCTCATACAACACATACTCACGACCAGTGGGTTCGTCTTGCTGTACAGGAGAAGTGTACTGACCAGTCATAAGCATTGGTCTTTCCTTCTTAGTCTGTTCTTTCTCTCCTTGCTCGCCACCTTGCTTTTTCATCATGGCTTGCTTGAGCATGGCCTCTAAACCACCACCCTCGTTAAACTTCATATAGTTCATGACTTCTTCTTTTTTCTAGCTCTGATTTTGTCTTGCTTCTTTTCCTGCTTGTCTTCTTGCTTGGTAGCACCCTGATAGTCGTACTTACCCTTNGCCTCTTTCTTATCCTTCTTCTTGGCTCTAANGCCNTTACCGATATCAAGCTTTCTCATCATTCTCTTCCTTAACAGGTTCTACAGACTTCTTGGCTTTCTTCTTTGGCTGCTTCTTCAAAACAGCTACGAACTTCCCGTTGACATAACTGATCTCGTAGTCCTTGGCAGACTCCCCCAGCTTGTTCAAAAGGAATTCTTTGGTATTTGCTATAATCTTGTTCATTTTAAGCACTTGTGCAATGCAAATATAAAAGATTATCCACTCACTCAAACAAGACCAGTAGAACAGATTCAGTATGTACAGTCTTTGTGCCTATACAAATCCTACCGTCACAGCTTAATTGCTTTAAGTACACCCAAAACCCCTTTCTAAACTGCTACCCCCTTTGATTTGCTGGCAAAGTTACAAATAAATTCTGACATATGCAAGCTTTTCACGAATAAAGTTTAAAAAAGAACAGAGTTACTGTGTAACAGTTAGTTACGAGAGTCGGTTAAAGTAAATTCTAAGCGCGAAAGAGATCTATGGGCTGAAAAATCGGTTGAGAAATGTGTGATGTGGGGATTCAACGTAACATAACACACACGCGAGCGTACACCCAAACGCATTCCCATACGTACCCCTTGCTGCTTTAGCAGCTGCCTCGAAAAAACTTTAAGCATTTAGGTCAACCCCACTGGAATTCAGCAAGTTAGAGGAGTTGAGTTAGAGGATAGAGTGAAGTAACAGACGCTAAGTGACTGATACTCAAGCACTTGACAACCCATCCCCAAACCTATGCTTCACCTCCAAGCAACCCCGCACGGGGGCACACATACGGGGCACGGCCTGCACCCTGCGCCTTCGCGCTGCACGCTGCACATGTGTACACATACGCGCTGCACACGCTGCACATGTACACACGGTCTGATGGGGTTTCTTACTATACGTAGTATAGTAACTTTTTTATCAGAAAAAAAGATTTGGAATTTCGGAATTCGTTTCCGTATCTTTGCAGAGCCGATGGCAACGTCGCCACGGCATCAAACCTCTCACTCATGGCAAACGCCACCTACACTCCCACTCACTGCCCAACCACAGGGCGCAAGTTCAGCAAAGCTGAACGTAAGGCTGCAAACAAGGCCAAGTACGCAGCACTTCGTGCTGAACAACCCAAGACAGCGAAGCCGAAGGCTTCCAAGCCTGCCAAGCCGAAGGCTACTCAGCCGAAGGCTGCTCCTCAGCCGAAGCCTACACCGAAGGTGACCAAGGCTGGACTCATGCGGCTCACGAAGGCCGAACTCGTGGCTCTCATCCTCAAAGAGGATGTGAAGCCTGCTGAGGTTGCCAAGCCGACTGCAAAGGCGAAGCCTTCAGCCCCCAAGCGCACCAAGCCCTCTAGGGCTTCGAAGCCAACCCCAGACCAACGCCTTGAGGCTCGAATGCAGCGTGAGTCTCTTGCAAAGCAAGAGGGAAAGCGAATCAAGGAGGCTGACAAGGCACGTAAGGTGGTCAGCAAAGCTGACGGCAAGGAGGCTCAGCCGTTCGAGGAGCGTGTGGAGGTGACCGTCCCTGCGAAGGAGCACAGAGCCAAGCGTGAGGCAGTCACTGAACTGCTTGGTTTGCAGGGCCTTAGCGTCGAGGATGCAGCACGCCGTGACCGCATGATTGCGGAGCGTGAGGCACTTGAGGCCGCGTTGCTCGCTGACTTCGGAGGCTTCGAAGATGCCCCATTCTGATTGATTATCAACAACTTAACTCTCACACATATGAGCACATTCAAGCAAGAGCGCGTGGTGGAATTCTACGTTCACACCACTGACAATGAGGACGTTATCTGGTTTCGTCGCTCATGCAAGTCACCCAACCGCACGAACGAGTACAAGCGCATCATGTCTGCGCTCTCACACCCAAGCGTGAAGCACGTAGGCTGGCGTTTGCTGCGCCACGCATCGCATGATGCTCAGTTGTACAAGCAAGTGGACATGACCACCTGTGACGGCCTACCATTCTGACTCTCAGTGAGTTAGAAAATAAATTTGGAATTGTCAATCTGTTTGCCGTATCTTTGCGGTATCAAAAATCTCTCACTCATGACGAACAATCGCATCGTATGGATGGACACAGACAATGTGTTCGTAGTCCGCAAGGGCACAACCACCAACGCCAAGATTGCCCCGAAGGGGGCCAAGGTAGTTCAAACCTACACCTTCAGCCGTGCACAAGTGGAGCACGTTCGTGACTGCGACCGAGACGGCATCAAAGTAACTCTAAAGAGTTTCTTCGCTCTCGATGCATCGAACTGCCTCGACTGCCCGCTGTCAGGCAACTCAGGCTCAGGCAAGTGCTACACACACAAGTACATGCAGTTCAGCGGCTTCCTCTCCATGATACGTAGTATCATCAAGGAACCTATCCCTACACGGCTTGACGCAGAGATGCGGGGCGCGATCACGAAGATGTGCGAAGGTGTGTATGTTCGCTTCGGCACATACGGGGAACCATCCCTCCTCCCTATCGATTTGGTCGGTGACATGGTACTCGGTGCATCCTCATGGACAGGCTACACACACCAAGCCCTCAAGCCTTGGGCACAGCCTTTCAAGGCCTACTACATGGCATCGGCTCACTCAGACCGAGAGGCTGTCTCACTCACGGGGTGGCGGTCGTTCGTAGCCCGTGACAAGTCAGAGACTTCAGAGGCTGTTGTTTGCCCTGCATCCAAAGAGTCCGACTACGCTAGCAACTGCGCTAAGTGTGGGCTGTGCTCAGGTATGGCAGGCAAGGGACGGAAGAACGTTCAAATCCAAATCCACTAATCATGCGACACACGATACTCACTCACGCACTTGTGGCAGCTACATACGCCACGTACACCTTGCTCACTTCGAGCGGCATCGTGTTCCACACGACAGCCCTCCTGCTGTGCTTCACCATCGCTGCCTTGACAGAAGGCGAAGAGGGCTCGCGATTCATGAGCGAAGTCAGCCTCAGCTTTGCTGTCAACGCACTGGTCTGGATATTCATCCACATGGCAAACCTGCTAAGTCACTGAGTATGATGCACTTCCAAGTATGCTATCGCACAGACGACACGCTCAATCACCCGCCCATCTGGGTGCGTGATGCAGAGGAGGCACTCGCAGTCATGAGGGCGCGAGCAACCGCAGGTGAGCACTCATACGTCTATGCTTACCCTTGGAAGCGTGCATGGTTCCCACAACACACCTTCAACACGGAAGCTGAACTTGAGTCATACATCGCTGAAAATCAGTCAGTTGAAAAATAAATTTGGAAGTTAGCTTCTGTTTGCCTTATCTTTGCACCATCAATTTCAAATCTCTCACCGATGAATTACCCATCACATCTCGTAGCACCACGCTACTGCTCATTCACTCACCAACCCATGTTCGAAGGATGGTGTGTCCAAGACGGAGAAGCGTACATCAAGTACGAGTCTGACGCTCTCAAGTGCGCCAAGGACGCAGGCTATGATGACCTCGAAGAAGCCTACGAAGACGACTTCATCTACTACACAGACTGGGTGGACATACCCGAAGACGAGTGGCACGAAGTGCCCGCTGAGGCTGTCATCAATTCCCTTGTGGATGACGCTGAAATCCTGCTCTTCTACATCGAAGATGAGAAGGTCAAGAACAGATACCAAGCAATCGTAAACAAGTACAAGCAATGAAAGACGAAATCCTCCTGAGGCTCAAGTACGTCGAGGAGACGTATGCAGGCGAAGCCGAGACGTGGCTCGATCCCGTGACAGGCACACACTACCTCATCCCCATCAGCATCATCCGAGACTTGGACAATGCAAAACCCATCAACCAATGAACGACAGCTTCAACACCCTCGCTCGCGTAGTCATCGGCGCGTGCATCATCAGCGTAGTCACTTGCGCTCTCACCTCATGCTCAACCACACGTCACCACAGGGAGTCATGTCCACAAGCATACGGATACAAGAACCACACATACAGCAAGCCTTTCATAAACCACTGATTGTCAGTCGTTTGGAAAATAAATTTGGAAATTAGATTCTTTTTCCCTTATCTTTGCATCGTCAATTCGACACAACATCAAAACATTCTCACATCATGAGCATCACAACAAACAAGCGTCGGCACTCAGGCGTTACTCGCCGCATCTCCAGCACTCAATCCCTCAGCAAGAGCGGTAAGTACACCATCGAAATCAACCATGCGTTCGAAGGCGAAGGCTTGACAGAAGTAGGTGCAGGTACACTCGAAGAGTGTGAGATGCAGTTCAATCATACACAGGTGGAGGTGTACATTTGGGAGCACACCACAGACTACGAGGGTTACCCGAAGAAGGAAATCATCAACAGCAGACGAACTCTGTTCAGAGGGGAGTTCAATGGTGAGGTTCTTGGGGTGGTAAGCGGCTACAATCAGAAGGCTGAACGAGACTACTTCAAGCACAGCCTCTCACCTGCCGAGGCACACATCGCAGTCATGAACTTCGCCAACAAGTGGCTCAAGCAGTAATCGACTGCACACAACCGAGCGTATGCTGAGGTCATCGAGGTATGCGGGAACAGGGTACACCCTGTGGTGGTTCGATTCCACCTTCGGTTCTATTTTCTAATCATCAAAATTCTCTCACATGGACTACAAGTTCAACACCAACGCCCCTTTCTTTCAGCTTTTCGAGAGCGGCATGAACACAAGCGTCGGGACTACACAGGGCACAGCCCCTATCAACACAGCTATGGTTAAGCTGACCTTCACCATCTCCGCCATGCGACCATACGTCAAGTGCGGAATCGCCCCTTACCGAGGCTTCCGCCTGAAGGATGTCAAGGAATTCTACGGCATCAAGGGGAACAAGCAACACATCCTCGATGCGCTCTTGCACTTGCGAGAGACCATGAAGAACTACGAAGTACTCAAGTCAGAAGTTGAACAATGATATTCAAATCAATCATGAACGGACACGCAAACTACGAGACATGGCTCACCCATGTATGGGAAATCCCCACAGCTATCGCTGACTCATTCGAAGAAGACTACCGACCCGATGCTAAGTACTGCCACGAGTGGGTGCAAGAGTACCTGCGCATTCAAGACATGGAGGCAAGCTACTTGTCTGACCTCATCAACAGCGCACTCGACAACGTGAAGTGGTACGAGATAGCTGATTCCGTAAACGAAATCCTTGACGAACGCAAAGAAGACGCGGCATGACACAACATCCATTCAACATCGGTGTGCACTACATCCCCTCCCTCGTGAACGGAGACCCACCTGTGGATCCAAGTGACGAGTTCCATCTCGAATCCTTCATGGAGGAGATTGACCCCATCATCGAAGACGCCAACCACTGGCATTGGGATGTCATCACAGACAGCGAAATCATCTGCAAGTGTGAAGTATCAGGCTTGCTCAGCAATTGTTACGAAGTAACCTTAAATGTTTATCACAAATGACACAGATTAAAAACAGCTCCCTCGTATGGAGCACGGAAGACGTATACGTCAACATGACGGAAGAGATGCGCAACAGCAAGGAGTGGACGGAGGAGGAGTTGCATGATTTAGGTGAGCAGTTCTTCGAGACTCACGCCGATTGGTTAGGCGAGCGCATCAACGATGCTATGAGCGAGTTCCTGCACTTCGAGGTCAAACAATAAAACACAGTGATATGAATATTTACGCAAAAGCGGCTGCGCAAATGCGCAAGGCAGGTATTGATGCATTTGTCGGTACAAGCTTGGGGGGAGGTCTGTTTATCAACGCAGGCAACAGCAGGAGAGATGTCGTTGAGTTACACCTCCGTGAGGTACAGAAATGGGCTAAGTTGTATGGCAATGATGAGGTCGAGGAAATCAGGAACGAAGACCCTCGCTACTTACTTGGCGAGATTGCCAAAATCTTCCACACTCATGGGTGGGTACTACATGACGCAGGCATCGAGCCTGAAGTGACGGAAGCGAACGAGAAATTTTTGGAATTGATTTACAAGGCATTCAAGCCACAAAGAAACTGACATGACAACTTACACATTGACAGAACAGCAAATCAGAAGCCTTTTGAATCAGGCGTTTGACATGGGGTATATGTACACCATGGATATGGTGCACAAGACAGAGCGCAATGCATGGAACAGGGATATGCTCGACCATGAGAATGGCGCACTGAATGACATCTGCGAAGATGTCCTGTCTGAGACACCTGAAGCCCGCAAATCACTACGAATCTTCACGCCATGACTGAAGCAACACGAATCAAATACCAAGCGAACACAGTCACCCTCATGGGTGAAGTGGAGAAGCTGTTGTCTATCGCTGACAGCAAGCCCGTAAGGTTCAAGAACCTCAAGGGTTACAAACGTGAGTACGCTCTCATGCTACTCGAACGAGTGGTGTGGTACAAGCTTATCGGTGGCTCAGGCGGGGCAAACCTAATCGCTGACCTGTACGGGATGTGCAAGAAGAGCGTGTACAAACTTCAGAAGAAAGCTGAAGACCTTGAGAAAGAAGATGTTATCTTTCGCCGACACATCCGAACCATATGCAACAACTGCTCACTCCCGTTCCTTGTGGAGGGGTACACCAAGAAAGACAGCCAAAGGCTCAGATACATTGAAGACCAATTGGTTATGCTCCAAAGACGTAAAGAAGAAATCCTAGAAAAATCAGCATTCCCATGAGTAAGTACAAGATTCGTTTCAACCTAGGCAGAGGGGAGAACTTCATGAAGTGGCAGGTCACCTACCCCGAAGGCAATGTCGAGTACTTCGATCCCGCCCAGTTCACACTCGTCATGCGTGACTGCAAGCTGCGCAACCAACCATCCACCGCACAGAAGATTCACGATGGTGCGAACAAGACTGTCTGCGCATGGATTGATGCAGAGGATGTGGAAGTGATGGAGGATTACGACATTGACATCAATTGGTACAACGACAAGCGCATCAACTTCAACCCTCGCAAGCAACCCAACTGGGTGTATGAGAATGATATTGAGAACATTGACAATAAAGAGTTCTCGTTGTTGACTACGTCAGGACGCAGTGTGTATGTACTGAAGGGATGGTGTTATGAGTGAGCAAGAGAAACGCACGTATATGCACACGATATGGAGTGCTGTGTGCCGATGCATTGACAGCGAGCAGTACACTTACGCTGACGCACATATGCGCAATTACGAATCAAAGGTTAGGCTTGATTGGCCTGACGTAAGAACTGAACTATAAACCAAACATCATGAATGTATCAGTAGACATGAACGAACTTCTTGAGTTTGTCAAGAAGAACGCCGCGATGCGGGGATACCTGAAGAGTATCATCAAGACAGCACCTATCAACGAACCCCTGAAGAAAGACCTTCAGGTCGTGCTAGACGAAACAGATTTTGAATTCAAAAACATCAGCAATGAAAGAGATTGAAGAGTTTGTGTGGGAGTACACGTACAATGGATCTAGGTACGTGACCCCTTCGGGCAGTTGGGCAGATTATCGAGGGACAGATGTCAAGTGCGTACACTACACCAAAGAGATTGTAAATGACTAACGAACTGGCGATTAAGATTTTAAACGAAAGTTTTTCCACAGAATCCTTTCTTCCTGAGAAAACAGCCCTTATATTTGCATCGGAAAACATCGTAAACGACGACATCGAGACGTTCCTTTCTAGGAGTCCGAGTGACCTTATCAGAGAGATGAAGGCATTCATGCTTGAAGGTATGGTGCAATACTCAGAGGAAGTTGACAGCGAGTTTCAAGAACAGGCTGACGACATACTCTCAAAAGCAAGCATGACCTTTGACTGCTTCGAGTCGTATCTAAAGATGCATGAAAAGTTAACGGAGGAGAGTAAGTCAGAACGCTGACACTCATGTCCAGTGCGTATGGTGTACAGGGAGANCCTGTAACATAGTATGTGAGAGTACTAGATGAAACAAAGCACGGACACCTCTACTGAAANCAATTTTTTTTAATTCATATCATATGAACATTNACAAACAACTCCGCGAATTGCAAGCGGAACTTAAGGCCCCCAAGGGGCAACGCAACAGCTTCGGCAAGTACAACTACCGCTCTGCCGAGGACATCCTTGAGGCTTTGAAGCCATTGGCCGTCAAGCATGGACTAACATTTGTCCTTTCGGATAACATCATCGATGTAGGCGATCGAGTCTACGTGCAGGTTACAGCGTCTGTGACTAACGACGAAGGTCAGCTTGCAGAGTCAACAGCTTATGCTCGTGAAGAAGAGAGCAAGAAAGGCATGGATGGTAGTCAGGTGACAGGCGCGGCATCGTCTTATGCTCGCAAGTATGCCCTCAACGGATTGCTCTTGATTGACGACACGAAGGATGCTGATGCCACCAACACACACGGCAACAACTCTCAGCCTACACAGCAAGCGTCGGAAAAGCGTCGGGAAAGTGTCGGTAAAGCAGAGGAGAACATCATGGACAAGGCTGTTGCTTACATCAAGTCACAGACGAACAAGTCAGCAGCTT